ATAGGGAGATAGCAACCTCCTTTATAAAAGTTCTGTTTTATTCATTAAAACAGGAGCTAAAATGTCTAATTTACCAGTCGATAGAGATTCAAACTATATGAGAGAGATGTGGGGAACCACAAAATTAATCACTGATTATGGTTATAACCCACAAAAAAGAGTGATTCAAGAAGTCATGCACGATCTTGCACCGAAACATGATTTTACAAAACAAGTTGAGTTGCATGAAAAGATTCGTAATGATGAAGATTACGATGATTGGGACTATGGAACGGAACCAACCTATGGTTCTCCATGGAAATAGTCTATAAATAAGACGACAAAAACTAGTATTCAATGGCAATCGTTAAAAAAATATCCAAACCATTTAAGGATATTAGTTTATCTTTTGATCCACATCCTGTGACAAAAGATTTACCAATTTTAACGAATGAGCGTGCGATTATCAGATCCGTCAGAAACTTGGTAGAGACCATTCCAACCGAAAGGTTTTTTAATTCGATTCTCGGATCTGATGTTCGTCGTAGTTTATTTGAGTTTGTAGATTATGGTACGGCTGGTATTATTGAAGATCAAATTAAAACAACAATTAGAAACTTTGAACCAAGAGTTGATAATGTTGTAGTTGATGTAATACCACAACCAGATGATAATGCATTTGAAGTTTCTGTTATTTTTGATATTATTGGGCAAGAGTTTCCGACACAACAATTTACATTTTTACTAGAGGCAACAAGATAAAATGCCTTTTACACAGTTTACAAATCTAGATTTTGATCAGATCAGAACTTCGATCAAGGATTATCTCCGTGCAAACTCAAATTTCACGGACTTTGACTTTGAAGGTTCGAACTTTTCGATTCTGATCGATGCATTAGCATATAATACTTACATTACAGCATTTAACTCTAATATGGTTGTAAATGAATCCTTTTTGGATTCAGCAACTTTAAGAGAGAATGTTGTTTCTCTTGCAAGAAATATTGGATACGTACCACGCTCTAAAACGGCGGCTAGAGCGGCAGTCACATTTGAAGTACCAACCACAAGCACAAGCCCACTACTTAGTTTAGAAGCGGGTCTAGTATGCGTTGGAGCAGCAGAAAATACTTCATATCGGTTTTCAATCTCGGAAAATGTATCGACAACAATAAATAACGGAATCGCTAAATTTGGATCTTCTTCTGCTCCAGTTTACATTTATCAAGGTTCACTTTTATCAAAATCATGGACTGTTGATGCTTCAGTTAATCAAAGATTTATTTTAGATAATCCAAACATTGATACTTCAACAATTGTTGTTTATGTAAAAGGTATTAATGATAGTGGACTTGGTAGAGAGTATTTTAAAGTTAACAATATTCTAAACCTCAAAGATACTTCAGAAATATATTTGATTCAAGAAGTTCAAGATCAAAAATATGAGATTCTTTTTGGTGATGGTATTTTTGGTAAAAAACTTAGTAATGGAACTGTTATAACTGTTAAGTATATTGTGACTGATGGTGAAGATGGAAATGGTCCATCCTCATTTGCGTTTCAAGGAAACTTTGTTGATGCGGCGAATAACAGAGTCATACCTTCAAACTCTTTTTCAATCACAACAATATCTTCGGCAAAAAATGGTGCCGAGATTGAAAATCTTGCTTCCATTAAATATTATGCTCCAAGACTTTACTCGGCACAATATAGAGCGGTTACTTCTAGAGATTATGAAGCGATTCTCAAAAACATATATCCAAATCTAGAATCCGTATCCGTTGTTGGTGGAGAAGACCTAACACCACCAAGATTTGGAACGGTCGTTATAAGCATTAAACCAAAAAATGGATCTTATGTTTCAGATTTTGATAAGTATAGTATTTTAAATCAACTTAAAAACTATTCTGTTACAGGAATAAATCACGAAATTGTAGATCTTAAGATTCTTTATGTTGAGATTGATTCATCTGTTTATTATAACTCATCTCAAGTTTCAAATGTACAAGATTTAAAGACTTCTATTTCAAATGCATTAGTCAACTATTCAAATAATGTTGATATTAATAAGTTTGGTGGAAGATTTAAGTATAGTAAAGTTGTTCAGTTAATTGATAAAGTTGATAATGCAATCACTTCTAATATTACTAAAGTTACAATTAGAAGAGATCTAAAAGCTCTTACAAATCAATATGCTCAATATGAACTATGTTTTGGAAATCGTTTTCATATTAATGCTGAAGGATTTAACATTAAGAGTACGGGATTTTATATACAAGGGCACTCTGAAAAAGTATATCTAACTGACGTTCCAAATAAAGATTCTTATGGAAAGTTAGATGGAAGTCAAAAAGGAGTTCTAAGTGTAATTACAAAAACTTCTAGTTCAAACTATCGTGTTATATTAAAATCTGTAGGGACAGTTGATTATGCAAGAGGTGAAATAAGATTAACAACTATTAATATTTTATCAACTGATATTGTAGATAATATTATTCAAATTCAAGCATATCCAGATTCAAATGATGTTGTTGGTCTCAAGGATCTGTATCTTAGTTTTGATGTTTCCCATAGTCGAATAAATATGGTAAGAGATGTTATTGCTTCAGGAGAAGATATTTCTGGAGTTTCATTTACCAGAGACTACTATACTTCAAGTTATTCTAACGGGGAACTAGAGAGGAAATAAAACATGTTCGAATCGGACTTTGAAAAAAGAGTAAAAGTTGGTCAGATTATACAAAACCAACTGCCAGAGTTTATTATATCTGAAGCACCGAAAACAATAGATTTTTTACAACAATATTATATTTCTCAAGAATATCAAGGTGGTCCATCCGACATTGCTGAGAATTTAGATCAATATCTAAAGTTAGATAAACTGGTTCCAGAAGTCATAACTGGAGTTACCACATTAACATCTAATATTTCATCGTCTTCTGACATTGTTAGTGTAACAACAACTAAAGGATTTCCAACTGAATATGGTCTGCTTAAAATTGATGATGAAATTATTACATATACAGGAATCACGACGAATACTTTTACTGGATGTATTCGTGGATTTAGTGGAATAACTGGATATAGTTCGGGGATTAGCACATACTCGGAGTCTATAAATCGTCAAGATCTTATTTTTTCAACTTCAACTGCACAAAATCATTCCAATGGTGCAACTGTTACTAATCTAAGTTCTCTATTCTTAAAGGAGTTTTATAAAAAACTAAAATACTTTTTAACTCCTGGTTTAGAGGATAATGAGTTCTTTTCGGGAATAAATGTTAATAACTTTATAAAAGAGTCTAGAAGCTTCTATCAATCTAAAGGAATTGAAGAATCTTTCAGGATTCTTTTTAATCTCTTGTATGGTGAACCTGCAACAGTTGTTGATTTAGAAAATTTTCTGATTAAACCCTCTTCTTCTAAGTTTATTAGAAGAGAAGTTTTAATAACTGAATTAATTTCTGGTAGTGATCCAACAAAGTTAGTGGGTCAAACAGTAAAGAAATCAACTGATTCAAAAACACAAGCATCAGTATCAGAAGTTGAAATTATAACGAGAAAAAATAAATCATACTATAAAGTTTCTTTATTTGTTGGATATGATGATAAAGATCTAATAGAAGGAAACTTTACTATTCCTGGAAAAACAAAAATACTAGAAACAGTTTCTATTGGATCTTCTGTAATTTCTGTAGATTCTACAATAGGGTTTGGATTAACTGGGACTTTGATTTCGGGATCAAATACAATAAATTATACTTCAAAAAGCGTTAATCAGTTTTTTGGGTGCTCTGGAATAACAAATGCAATATCACAAACTTCTGACATAAAATCAGATGAAGTTATCTATGGTTATGAAAATGGGGATACTTCTAAGAAAGTTGAGTTAAGGATAACTGGAGTTATTTCTAAATTTACGCCAATTTCTGATATTAAGTTGGCAAATGAGCAGGAAATAATTTCAATTAAAAATATTGGACAAGTAATCAAAAATCCAAGCACTAATAAGAGTTATAAAGAAATATTTGCCAACTCTTGGATTTATAATACCAGTTCTAGATATCAAGTTTCAAAAATTGTTGGATCAACTTTTACCTTATTAAGTAATATTGATAAATCAAGTCTTAAAATTGGAGATTATGTTGATATAATCAAAAGAGGAACCAATGATATTGCTATTGAAGCTGCTCAAGTTTCAAATATTATAACCTCTACAAATGAAGTTATTTTAAATACTTTTATCACTTTTAATCCACAAGTGGGAATAGAATATGATATTAGAAGAAGAATCAAAAAGGTTTTAAGTTCTGGTGCAGATTTACAATACGGGAATAATAAAATTTTATCAGATGTTTTGAATGTTTATTCAGAAAATGACAAATATGGATATGTTGCATCTAACTCACTTCCTGGATATGAGATAACAGAAAAAATTTATCAATCAAGTATAAGTGAAGCTACTGTACCTAGATTGCAAGGTTATAACTCTTTAACCACTGGATATTCTATTCTTTCTTTTCCATCAGATGTTCCATTTGTAACTGGCGATGCTGTTTTTTATGAACCATCTGGAACTTCTCTTAGTAGTTTAACTGCTGGAACAAAGTATTATGTGAAAGTTATAGCATCAAATCAAATTAAATTATATTTGGCAAAGTCTCTTCTTGTTACGGATAATCCTATAGAGTTTTATCCATTAGATCCTGGATCTGGATCTCATAATTTTATTCTTGCCGATCATAGAAAAAAAGTTATTGGTCCAAATACTATACTAAGAAAGTTTCCCTTTGTACAAAACTTGTCTGACTCTGAAAAAAGTTCTAGAGGAGTTAATCAAGTTGGAGTTTTGATTGATGGTGTTGAAATTATCAGTCCAGAATCTGAAGATAAAATTTATTATGGACCATTAAGTGAGTTTAACATATTGAACTCTGGGAAAAATTATGACGTTGTAAATCCACCAAGAATAGAAATAACTTCACCCAACTCTGGAACTACTGCGTTAGTTTCTCCAGTTATTAGTGGAATAGTAACTTCTGTTCTTGTTGATCCTCAAGATTTTGACGTTGACAATGTTCTTTCTGTTAGTATTAGTGGTGGAAATGGATCTGGTTGCAATCTCCAGCCAGTTATGGGTCAAAGATATCGAGAAATAACCTTTGATAGTCGAGAACTTTTATTTGGTGGTGGTATTGATATTACCTATGAAACAATAACTTTTACTTCTCCTCACTTGTTAAAAAATGGAGAAAGAATAATATATGACCAGAATGGAAATAATCCTATTGGTGTGGGGACATATCAAGGGTTTAACTCATTATCACAAACACTAGTCAGTGGTTCTGAGTATATTGCCAAAATAATAAACCCAACAACCATTCAAATTTATAATAATACTTCCGATTATAACTCTGGTATTAATACAATAGGTATAACAACAAATATTTCATCTGGTATCCATAAATTTAGAACAATATCAAAAAATACATTAAGATCCATTAAAGTTTTAAACTCTGGATCTGGATACGAATTTAGAAAACTTTACGTCAAATCAAGTGGAATTTCAACACAATATGATACGATAAACTTTAATAATCATGGATTTAAAACTGGTGATTTAGTTGAATATTATTCAACTGGAACCCCAATATCAGGTCTTTCAACTTCAAATCAATATTATATTTTAAAAGTAGATAATAACTATTTTAGATTATCTAATGCTGGAATCGGTGCAAGTATAACTTCAAATTATGAAAGAAAAAAATATGTAAACTTACTTTCAACAGGATCAGGATATCAAATATTTAAGTATCCAGATATTAAAGTTTCTGTTAGTGTTTCTTATGGTACGACAACGGCTGGAAACTTTACTATTACTCCAGTAGTAACAGGAAAAATAATAGATGCTTACTTGTATGAACCTGGTAGTGGTTATGGATCTAATATTTTAAATCTTGAGAAAAAACCACTAATATCTGTCAAAAATGGAAAAAATGCCGAACTTAAACCAATAATTTCTGATGGTAAAATAAAATCTGTACAAGTATTAAGCAAAGGTAGTGAATATACATCTTCACCAGATTTAGAAGTAACTGGTAGTGGATCTGGTGCAATATTAAGAGCAGTTGTACAAAATGAGAAACTAGTAGATGTTGTTGTAATAAATTCTGGAATTGGATATGATCCCAGAAATACCTCAATAAAAGTTAAACCAAAAGGATATGGAGCAATATTTGACGTTAAAGTTAGATCTTTATCAATAAACAGACAGAAAAAGTATGGAATAAATGTTTTATCTGAAAAAGACGACATTTTAACCTATAATGTTGTTGGATATTCTGAGGATTTAGGTAAAACAAACTTCTTTGACGATGGCAGTTCACACTCTCCAATCATAGGGTGGGCATACGATGGTAACCCAATTTATGGTCCATATGGATATTCAATCCCAACTGATAATAGCTCTCCATTAAAAGTTTTAAAAACAGGATATAAACTAGATCCTTCCAATATATTTGATAGGCCAAATGGAGTAGACAATGGATTTTTTGTTGAAGATTATGTATTTGATAACTCTGGGGATTTAGATTTATATAATGGAAGATTTTGTAAAACTCCAGATTTTCCAAACGGCATTTATGCTTACTTTGTTGGAGTTGATACAAGTGTTATTACTAATAAACTAGAACCATATTATCCATATTTTATTGGAAATTATTATAGATCTCCAGTCATACAAGAAAACTTTTTATTGGATCAAGAATATGATTTCAATGAAAGTAACTTAGTTAGAAATACATTTCCTTATAAAGTACAAGATCCATATGCTGATAATGATTTTATCACAGAATCTAATGAGGTTATAAAGCAGTTATCAGTTATTGAATCTGTAACTAAAGGATCTGTAGATTCTTTGGAAGTAATAAATGGTGGAGATGACTATAAGGTAGGCGAATATACTATTTTCAATGATAGTGGAACAAATGGTAATGGTGTCAAAGCTGTTGTTTCTACCTTAAAGGGAAAAACTATTGAAAATATTCAAACATCTCTACAAAGATATGAAAATTCAATCTTTATTTGGGATGCAAATGATTCAATTAGTGTATATCAACCATTTTATAATACTTTAAATGATGGAGATAATGTTTCTATTTCTGGATTAACAAGCTCTATAACTGGATTAACTAATACATTTAAGGTTGGAATAACTTCTGAAAAGATGACCTTATTTAAAAATATTCCAACAAATGTTATACCTGGAGGAGTTACTGAAGACATTTATGTTTCAAATATTCCAACTTCAGTTTCAATTGGAAGTTCTCTCAAAATCGATAATGAAATCTTAACAGTTTTAAATATATTCTCAGATAGTACATGTTTACGTGTTAAGAGGCATATTGTTTCTGCTGGACATACAACTGGAACTAATATTGACATTTTATCAAATAAGTTTAAAATATCCGCTAAAGTATCTCAGTTTGATTCTAGATTAAATGATAAAGTTTATTTTAATGGGCATCAATCTGTTGGAATGGGTACAACTTCTGGTTTGGGTATTTTAGCAACATATACTGTTGGTGAAACTTCCAAAGAAATTTCAATCCCAACTAGGAGCATATATTTACCAAATCATCCATTTAAAACTGGGCAAGCAGTAACTCTATCAAAAAATGCTACAGCAAATTCATTTATTGTAGGAGTTTCTTCGAATAGTTCAACTTTTAATCTACCAGATCCATTCATCAATAGTGCCACAGTATATGTAATTAATAAGTCGGAAGATTATATTGGATTAACAACTGTTGTTGGATTGACAACCAACACCCAAGGTTTATTTTTCTTCAGTAATGGTGACAATGATTCGCAATATTCTTTAGAAAGTAACTTTAATCAAGTTAAAGGTAATGTAGATAGGATTGTAACTACAGTAAAAACTGCAGAATCACATGGATTGAAGAACGAAGATACTGTATCTTTAAGTGTTAAACCAAACGTTTCTATTGGAATAGGAACTACAAATCCAGTCGTAGTCAGATATGATAGTGATTTTGGTAAAGTATTAATAAATCCAGTTGGATTTACTTCTTCACAAATCAGTATTATTAGTGATAAAATCAATATTCCTTCTCATAGATTTGAAACTGGAGATAAAGTTTTATATTCTGCTGATGTTACAGCATCTGGTTTATCAACGGGTGTTTATTTTGTCTATAAAATAGATTCAAATAATGTTCAGTTATCTGAGACTTATTATGATATAGAGAAAGGGTCTCCATCAGTTGTAAACATAACTGGTATTGGAGGTACTAGTCATACCCTTTCTTTGATTAATCCAAAGATTGATATTATTAGAAATAACAATATAACATTTGATCTTTCACATTCATCGTTATATGGTTCTAAATTTAAAATATATCATGATATTAACTTTAATAAAGAGTTTATATCAACTGGAGAATCTAACGTATTTAATATAATCTCTAACGGAATAATCGGAGTAGATACAAGTGCATATTTAACATTAAAATATTCTGATGCTTTACCATCTAAGTTATTCTATAACTTAGAATTTTCTGAAAATGTGATTGAATCAGACAAAGAGGTAAAATATGGATCAGAACTAATATATTTGAATAGTAAATATAATGGTTCATATTCTGTATTTGGTATATCAACAGATACATTTAATGTATCATTAAGATATATTCCAGAATCGCTATCATATGATCAAAATGAGTGTGAAACTTTAGAATATGAAACATCTTCTAATAATGTTTATGGTCCAATAAAAAAATTAAAAATATTATCACAAGGTTTTAACTATAAAAAGCTACCAAAATTTGTTAAGATTAACTCAGAAAAAGGATTAAATGCAAACATTCTTCCTGTTTCAAAAACAATAGGTAGAATAAAGAATGTTAGAGTTTTAGATATAGGGTATGAATATTCATCTGATAAAACTTTAAGGCCAGAAGCATTTATTTCTCCTATCATATCAATTAAAAACTCAGATAATATTGAAGAAGTTAAAGTCATTGATGGTGGTAAATACTACTTAACTCCCCCAGATTTAATACTTTATAATCCAGTATCTGAAAAAATTATAGATGATACTTCATTGATTGCAAATGTACCAAATACTACCATATCTTCGGTTACCATCCTTGGTCCAATTTATGGAATGGATTCTGTAAATCATAAGGTTGTAGCTATCAATAACTCGAACAGTGTTGGAATTAGTTCCATGATTACTGGGTCGGGAATTGTAACCTGCACATTAGCAACTCCTTTTGTAGGATTTAACACCAGTATATTTGCAGTTGGCGATAAAATATTTGTCGAAGGAGTTGAAAAATATACACAAGATGGTAGTGGATTTAACTCATCTGATTACAACTATGAGTTTTTTACAGTTACTCTTTTTGAAAATACAAATCCAGCAAAATTAGAATATAGTTTGTCTGGATTAACTACTAATCCTGGAATTGCAAAAACATTCCAATCTGGTTATGCATCTATTGTGAATGAAAAGATTTATCCTAAGTTTGAAGTTATTCAAAAGAGATCACTATTTCAGGTTGGTGAGCAACTTTATAGTGATAGTGGATCTGGATTTATTGAGAGGGATGTTTATATAACAGATTCTAGAATTGATTATATAAAAATTAAAGGTTCTTATGAGTTATCGAATAGTGAAAAAATAAGAGGTAAAAAATCTGGAGTTATTGCTACTATTAAAAATATTGAATTAAATACTGGAAAATTTGAGATTGATTATTCTAATAGAAAAGATTATGGTTGGATTGATAATATTGGTAGACTAGACGAAGATTACCAGGTTACACCCGATAATGACTATTATCAAAATCTATCATATGCAATAAAAAGTTCTATTGAATACGATAAGTTTGTAGACCCAGTCAATAGGCTATTGCACCCATCTGGATTAAAAAACTTTGCAAATACTAATATAAATTCAACAGTAGAAACAGTAACAAGTATTGCTTCTACAACTAAAGATACTATTGTATTAGATGTTTTAGAAGAAAAAAGAGTAGATGCTGTTAATATTTTTGACTTAGGTATTGATTATGAACCAAGACAAAATCAATCAAAATCTCTAAAAATTAAAAATAAAAAGTTATCATCATATACACAATGCAAAACAAATAGAGTTTTGATTATTGATGACATTAGTTCAAGATTCTCAAATAAAGGAGCGCAAAGTCTTTTTACTGATATAGAAACAATAGAAGACACATTCCAAAAATATTTGGTTCAAGTTATTGATCCAGATACTAAACAATCTCAAGTTTCTGAAATTGTTGTTTTATCAACGGAAAAAGATATTATATCCTTTGAAAAAGGATCTATATTTACATCATATAATCTTGGAGATATATCTGGACAGATTGATTCATTTGATCAAAAAACTCTTAGATTTACTCCAACAGATTTATATAATCGTGACCATGATATTAAAGTTTTAAAAACTAATTTTAATACTGATCTTACTGGTATAGGATCTTTTTCAATAGGATCTATTAACTTATCTAGTGTTAATAGGGTTGTATCTAGTGCTTCGACTTCAACTATTATCTCTTATTCAACGGGAGCATTTGAATCATTATTTGCAAATATTCAAATTTTAAATAACTCTACAAAAGAAACAAATTATGTTGAACTATTGTTAGGTTATGATGGCACTGATACATATTTGGCAGAATACTATTTTGATAGCAGGTTAGAATCTCCTAGCCAGAATTATGTTGGTATTTTTACAGCATCTATAGATCAAGTTTCAAATAAAATATCTCTAGATTTTTATAATGATCAAACTGCTTCTGTTTTACTAAGATCAAATATTGTTGGATTTGGGTCAACTGCAAGTGGTATTGGAACATATAGATTTAAAATTTCAAATCAAGCAGATGGTACAGAAAGAACATCTCGTTTACAGAGTAACTTTTCTAGTGGAAACAATAATGGTATAGGTATTACAGTATGCAATTTAAATACCAGTTTAGATACTAGCCTTAAATCATTAATTAAAGTTTCTTGTGGCCAAACAAGCGCACTACATCAAGTATTATTAACACAAAACACTGCAGATGTTGTTACTGTCCAGTATCCATTTATTTCTATAGGAACAACATCTGGAATTGGAACTTTTGGTGGACAACTATCTGGAAATACTTGTTCTCTAAAGTTTTATCCAGATTCTGCATTCTCTTCCAATATTAAAGTACAATCGTATAATGAAATATTATACACTGAAAATGATTTTGAAAATGTTCCAGATTTTCTTTCATATGGAACGGCAAATCAATCACTATTATTATCCGCTTATGATGGTATAAATGGAAATAGAGCTAATAAGACTGATTTTGATTTAAAATTTAATGGTCTTCCAATATACAAAAAAACATTTGATCCATCAGATTCAAATCAACTTGATTTAGAATCTGGAATCTTTACAATAAGAGATCACTTTTTTAATACTGGAGAAACTCTAACTTATAATCCAAACTCAACATTTATTGGCATAGGTGCAACATCAGTTGGAATCGGTTCAACTGCAAATTATGCTGGGATTGTTACAAATAGATTGCCACAGATAGTTTATCCAATAGTTATTAATACTGATCAGTTTAAGTTAGCTACAAGAAAAGAATATGCTAATAGTGGAATATCTGTAACATTTACATCATATGGACAAGGAAACTCCCACGAGTTAGAGATGACCAAAAAACTTGAAAAATCTCTCATTTCACTCGATGGTATTGTTCAACAACCGATTACATATACATCTATTTTCCATAAACTAAATGGTTCAATAGGATTTGGTGTCAGCACATTTAGATTAACTGGAATATCAACACTTCAACCAAGAGATATTTTGAGAGTTGATGATGAATATATGAAAGTTATTTCAGTTGGATTTGGAACTACAAGTGTTGGTCCAATAACTGGATTGGGAACTTTACCATTAGTCACAGTTAAGAGAGGATCAGTTGGATCATCTGCGACTTCACATGTTAATGGTTCTACTGCTAGAGTTTATAGAGGATCTTTTAATATTGTAGGTAGCAAGATTTATTTCTTAGAACCGCCAAAAGGAAACACAAGATCTGTAAGAGATATTACAAATCTACCCTATACTAAGGCAGAATTTAATGGCAGAACCTTTTTAAGAAAAGACTATACCACAAATATGTTATTTGATGACATTTCTGATCAATTTACTGGCATTGGTAAAACATACACTTTAACTATTCAGGGTGCAAACACAACTGGTCTAAGTGCTGGTAATGGAATACTGTTTATTAATGGAGTATTCCAAACACCATCAACTCCAAATAATCAAGGAAATAACTATTCACTATTACAAAACGCTGGAATATCAAGTGTAATATTTACAGGAATTACTTCAGAAAATGGTCAGATTGTTCAATCTGATTTTGACATCAATCAAAATCAGGTTCCAAGAGGTGGTTTAATAGTTTCTTTGGGATCAACTCCAGGTATGGGATATGCCCCCCTAGTTGGAGCATCTGTTACTGCAAGACTAAATCCAGCAACTGGAAGTATTATTTCTGTTGGTATTGGGACAACTGATATTTTAGGATCTGGATATCGCGGCCCAGTTTCAATCGCTGTAACTCAATATGGAGGACATGTTGGAAATGCAGCAACTATTACAGCGACTGTTGGTGCAGGAGGTAGTTTAGCATTTAATGTTGTTTATGGTGGATCTGGATATACAAATCCAATAATACAAGTTCCCGATCCAGTATATGAAAATCTTCCAGTTGTAGGTGTTTCTAGACTTGGAATTGGAAATACAACAGATACTGGGAAAAATCTTTTACTTACAATAAATGTTGGCGCCACCAATACAACTGGAATAGGATCTACGTTATTCCAAGTATCATCATTTAAGATTGCTAGACCTGGATATGGTTTTAAAGTTGGAGATGTATTTAAACCAGTTGGATTAGTAACTGCAAAGGGTTTATCAGCTCCTATTAGTGATTTTGAGTTAACGGTTGTTGAAACTTTTAATGATTATTTTTCATCTTGGCAGTTTGGTGAAATGGATCATATTGATTCCGTTAGAAACTTACAAAATGGAAATAGAGTTAGATTCCCACTTTACTACAATGGACAGTTATTGAGTTTTGAAAAAGATCCTACAAGTATTTTTTCAGAAAGAATTAATCTAAATGCAGTTTTACTAATTTTTGTTAACGGAGTTCTTCAAACTCCAGGAGTTTCATACCAATTTGAAGGAGGAACAACCTTTACATTTAGTCAAGCTCCAAAAAGTAGTGATAAGGTTGATATTTTCTTCTACTTAGGCACAAATGGAGTTGATGTTCAAATAGTAAGTACAAAAGAAACTCTTAAAGCTGGAGATAACGTTACATTATACAAAAATGCAGCGGATCCAAGCACTATATCTCAAGAAAACCAGAGATATATTTTAGAACTTAGTGGTTCAGATTTAATAGAAACTGACATTTATGTTGGAATGGGTGTAGATCAAGTAAGATATAGACCGATCGAATGGAAGAAACAAAAAGTCGATACTTACATAAAGGGAGACTACGTTTATAAATCTAGAGATTCCATTGAGCCATTGATTTACCCAACTGCGAAAATAATTAAAGGATTTAATGAATCATCAACTGATATATTTGTTGATAATGCACAGTTCTTTAACTATGAAGAGAATAACTATGATATTCCAATAAGTACTTTTGACTCTATAATACTCCCTGGAACTAATCCAGTTGGAGCATCTTTAACTGCAATAGTTTCTAATGACGGTAAGATTACAAGTATTTCAATAAATGATCCTGGATCTGGATATGTGTCCTCAACGATTGACGTTAAGATAGGTATTCCAACTCATATTGGAGTCGGAGTTGGAACAACTGCAACTGCAACTGCAACTATAACTAATGGACAAATTAGTTTAGTTAATATAACAAATGAAGGACTTGGATATGATATTAATAATCCCCCACAAGTTATTGTTGAAACTCCATCTTTCAAATATGAAAATATTAGTAAAATAGCAAATGTTCAAGGATTTTCTGGTATTATTACAGGAATAACAACTGCAACAGGAACTTCTGGACATCCATTAGCTCTCAAGTTCTTCTTCAAATCTGACTCTGCAAGTGCCAGCGATTTAGTATCTGGATATCCTGTCTATATTGTTGATACTAAGGTTGGTAATGGTGTCACATCAGTGGATTCATCAAATACTTCTATAGTTGGAATAGGAACAACATTTTTAGATAATATTTACTATGTTCATAGTATTACTAACTTAGGATCAAATGCTCAAATGGTTTGTAATGTACATTCACAGAGTAATATCATTGGTATTAATACCACTGGATCAATAACAAAACCTCTAGGAAGATTATCATGGGGAAGATTTTATAACTTTGAAAGGTCAACATCTCCAATAGCAATAGGTGTTAGTGGGTTAACAGTTGATTCTGGATTAAGCACATTCCCAACTATTCAGAGAAGAGGATTTGGATTACGTGATACGGGAGCCATACGTAAGGTATCTAATATAGTATAAATATAAAAAAAAGACGTTAAAATGTCAGCAATTGTTACTGATCAATTTAGAATTTTAAACGCCAGTAATTTTGTAGAATCTGTTGCGAACCCTGCAAATTCTTATTATGTTTTTGTTGGTTTACCAAACCCAACTACTCTTGGGTATGGTAGAACAAGTGATTGGAATACAAATATTCCTGCGCCATTAGATAATTTTTCTTATCAAGGAAATGTATCTGATGTCATGATGTTTGGCAAAAAAGTTTCTTCTGCAAATGTTAGAAGAATAATAAGAAGAATAGATTGGGTAAGTGGTACAAGATATGAACTTTATCGACATGATTATAGTGTTTTAAATCCATCTGCCTTAACAAAAGCATATAGATTATATGATTCAAATTATTATGTTATGAACTCTGATTATAGAGTTTATATTTGTATCGATAATGGATCTTCTGGAACTAACCAATCTGGAAATGTCTCTCAAGATGAACCAAAATTTACTGATTTGGAACCTTCAAGAGCAGGGGATAGTGGTGATGGGTATGTTTGGAAATATCTGTTTAGTGTTTCTCCAAGTGATATTATAAAATTTGATTCTACTGAATATATTACGGTTCCAAATGATTGGGCAACTAGTTCAGATTCTCAAATAGTAGCGATTAGAGAAAATGGAAATTCTGATGTAAATGAAAATCAAATAAAAAAAGTTTATATAGAAAGTGCAGGATCAAACTACTCAAACGGATTAGGACAAGAGTTTAATATACTTGGAGATGGAACTGGTGCTAAAGTTAGAGTCGATGTTACTGCTGGAAAAATAACAAATACAGTAGTTTCATCTGGAGGAAAGGGATATAGTTATGGTATGGTTGATCTTGGTTCAATAAACTCAAATACTACTACAACTGGAAAAGCAAAACTCATTCCAGTTATTCCACCATCTAATGGGCATGGATTTGACATTTATAAAGAACTTGGAACTGATAGAGTTTTAGTTTATGCCAGATTTGATGATTCTACAAAAGATTTTCCAATAGATACAAAATTTGCACAAGTTGGGATTGTAAAAAATCCTACGTCTATTGGATCAACTCAAATATATACCGAAAATACATTTTCTTCATTGGATTCATTAAAGTTAAAATCAGTTACAGGAACTCCAAAAGTTGGAGAAAAAATATTCCAAAACGTAACAGGTGGAAAAGCTTTTGGATATATTGCATCTTTCGATGTTGAAACAAATGTCCTGAAATATTTTAGAGATAGATCTTTATTTTGGAATCAAACATCGTATGATCAAACTGATTATATTGGTATATCTACTTCTGGAAAGATATTTGATTTTGATTCAACGTCAGCAAATTCTATTATTGGATCTGAATCTGGATTTTCTGGTACTATTGACACAAGTTTTAGTGGAATAACAACTAATCCATCAGGAACAAAATTAGTTAACCTAGGTGTTAACTTTACAAATGGAGTTGCAACTCCAGAAATAAATAAAGGATCAGGTGAGATTGTCTATCTAGACAATAGACCTTTAATCAACAGAAATTCTCGCCAAAAAGAAGATATCAAAATCGTCCTGGAATTTTAAAAAATGGCCCAAAAAACTAACTTAAATATAAGCCCATATTTTGATGATTTTAATAGTGATGATAGCTTCTATAAAGTTTTATTTAAACCTGGATATCCAGTTCAGGCTAGAGAATTATCAAATCTCCAATCGATTCTACAGCATCAAATAGAATCATTTGGAAGTCATATATTTAAAGAAGGGTCCATGGTTATTCCTGGATCTGTAACTTACGATGCTAACTATTTTTCTGTAAAGGTCAATCCAGATCATCTTGGTATAGACATTACTGTTTATCTCAAATCTTTGATTGGAAAAAAAGTTAAAGGGCAAAAGTCTGGAGTTGTTGCATCAATAAAAAACTATACATTACCTCCAGATGAAGGTGTATCAGATATAACACTTTACGTTAAATATCTCGATTCTGACATTAATTTTGAAATTTCACAATTTAATGATGGAGAAGATTTAATACTTCAAGAAAATGTTACTTATGGAAATACAACAATAAACACAGGAGATACTATTTTAACGGTTGTTTCACAAAATGCATCATCTGTTGGATCTGCCGTTGGATTAGATAAAGGGGTTTATTTTATCAGAGGTACTTTTGTTGAAGTTCCAACATCTGTGGTTGTTCTAGATCCATATTCAAATACAACTTCATATAGAGTTGGTTTAAACATCTTTGAAGAAATTGTCACCTCAGTCGATGATTCTAGATTAAATGATAATGCTAGAGGATTTACCAACTATGCTGCACCTGGTGCAGATAGATTTAAAATAACAGTTAAACTATCTAAAAAACCAATAGATGATTTTGAAGATACTAATTTTGTTGAGTTAGTTAGAATAGATAAAGGTGGCATTAAGAAACTTCAAAATACAGCGACATATTCTGAAATAAAAGATTATT